TTGTCTTTCAGAAACAACGCTATCTCCTGGATTCAATCCTTCTTTAAAGAATCCATAACCATCTAAAACTAACCAAGGTGTGTTATTTGTTGCTGTCGCAGGAACTGTAATTGTATATGAATCTCCTGTATCAGGGAATATGTCACTACTTATTGAAAGTGTGTTATCGTCATCTACAGCGCTAACTGTAGCGCTTGTAGAATCCGTTGTGTTATTTACAGTAACCGTAGTTGAAGAAGGTAATAATTTTCTTATAAATTGCTGTGCGCTATCTACTAGCTTATCTGTTGTAACGCTAGTTGTTGTTCCAGACGTTACTTGCACACTTGTGCTTATCTCTACCCAAACTGCATCTGTTGCAAAATTATAATATTCAGTCTTAAAATAATCTCTTATTATTTCAGCTATCTCTATACTTGCAGAAGTTTTACTAAATATTTTATATCCTTCTCCAGAAACAATTATATCAGTATCTAAAGATAAAGTTGTGTTGCTGTCTACGGCACTAACTATTGCTATTGTATTATCTGTAGTATTGTAAACTAAATCACCAACCTCTACTGTTGAAGAGAATTCTTTTACAGAATCCACTAGTTTATTAGAAGTTGTGGAAGTTGTTGTTCCAACTTCAACAACATCTTGTATTCTATCTTTTGTAATAGTATAAGTTGCAGAAGCGGGTTTGTTAGTTGTATAAAGCCCTGTATAAATAAATATTTCATAAGTAAATTTTTCTCCTAAAGCGGCAGCAGACTTATAAAATATAGGACTTCTTGATAATTGAGGTGTTGCCATATTACATTCTTTTTGATATGTTTTGTTCTAATGTTTTTTCTATTTGTTTAGCATAACCTTTAGTTACGCTTTCTTCTATATGATCTTTTAATGTTTCAAATGTATTTAAAACATAATTTATTCCGGAATATCCTTTTTGTTGTAATTTTCTAGATATTACAAATGCTAAGCTTCTTCTTGACATAAACTTACCAGTAAATTTATCCCTTCCTTGAAATCCTTTATTAGATATCCATTGTGATATAGCCGACAAAGAAACTTCTGTAGGAGGCATACCTAAATCAACATCTCCAGAATATTCAGCAGAACTTGTTATTTCTAATATATTATTTTTTATTTCTGTAGCAAAACTGCCATATAGATTTCCTGAAGCCATAGAATTCCATTTTTTACCTGGCTTATTCTTTTCTAGGTTAGATTGCATTTCTGCAATTATATCTTCTCCTATTGATTCTAATATTGGTTCTATATCTAATGACATATTAGCAAACGCTTGTTGTTTTATTAGGTAATTCTATTACTAAATCTACTCCCCATCCTGCTAATTGATTCTCAAATCTATCTAAGAAAGGTTTAGCAGAGATATTTCCTCTAATCTGAAACAAATCATTATATGATGCTCCACGTCTCATATCACCCTGTAAAACATTGGCTGCCGCCAATTGAGTGTTTAGGACGTCTATTAAATTGTTGTTACCATAAAATTGATCAGAATCGTTTACTTCTCTATTATCGTCTATTATGTCTAAAAATAATACAGAGACATTCATCACTATAATATGATCCTGAAACGATACATCACCTATTTGAACGTGTGCTAAAGGAAATATAGTTGTCTTTGCTAAGTCTACCTCCATAAGGTCACCAAAAGTGACCGTTTGGATGCTAGGATTAGATCTTAGGTTATCTTTTATTTTGTTTAATGTTTCGTATACTGCTATCATCTTTTATAAGCTTGTTTTATCATTCTGGATTCTATTTCGTTTTTCTCTTTCTCGAATTCTAGCCACATCATTGCTTTGTGGATATTAATTCTTGTAATTTCGTCAATTTTTCTGACATCTCCTTTTGCAAGTGAATATATTGATTGATACCATCCCCATTTTTTTCCAAATCCTTGTGTGTATGTTCCTCGCTCGATGTCTGAACTTGTGGCTGTAAAGAGTCCATCGTAATTTTCGACAACTCGATCCCTAAACTCAAAAAAAAAAGCATTGCACCAATAGCAACAGAAGCCGGAGCATCTTTCATTATAGAACTGTATTTATTACTGCCTTCATATTTTTCTATTTTATAGAAGTCTTTATTTCCTGAAATGATAGGTCTGTAAAATACAGCCATAGCTTGATGCATAGTTTCCCAACTACTCATATACTTTTCTGCATCTATGTACTCACCTAGAGTCATCTTATCTAAATTTGGCATAAATCCAAATTCAATAGTATCTCCTTTTGGATCTGTCATACTAAATCTTGTTGACAGCTTGCTTTTTGTAGAAAGCAATGCTGCCAAGTGTGTTATGATGGAATCAAACTTTGTTATAGGAAGTTCATATGCCTCCTTCATAGTTATTCCGCAAAATATGCTTAGTATCTTTAATGTAAGAAAGTCCTGATCTTCATTATCCTTTGTCTCTTCAGATACTTTTACATATTTCTGATAATCTTTTAAACTAATATCGTTTAAAGAAACCGGTACTTTTAATTTAAATGTTTTCTCCATATATACAGTTAATCTTAAATAGCATAAAGTGTATCAATAGACAATAGGGAGCAATAGGGATCCTTACGTTATTACTATAGATGATTGTTAATAACTTTATTGAAAATAATAAACAAAAAGCAAAACAAAATGATAAAAAAATGATTGTCTATATGTCAATAGACGAGGATCGTCCATAGCGATACTCGTATATGCTCCTCTAAAGAGATTTAAATTTCAATATCAAATATATTAATACATACAGAGAGGTTTTGGGGTAGCTATATTCTTTTCTCAGATACACCCGTAAACGACTTTATTTTTCTAAACTATTAAACCTGTTTTGGGTTGATTTGGTTAAACCTAGTAAAGTATATATACATATATTAGATTTACGTTAATTTTTCTCTGTCTGGATATCCAGTTTAAAAATTATTCATTCAGCTCTTCAAATTCGCAATGCTCTAAACAGTCTGAGCATCTTAAATATCTGGATTCATTTAACCAGGGCGAAGCTCCGCAACAATTTGAAACTAATTCTGACATATTTTTAATATTTGATTTGATTAAAGAGTTTGCTTATTCCCGCAAATATAAACCCCCTTGAAAAATAGAGGGTTATATATTTACTAGGATCTAAACAAAACAAACTATTTACTATTGTATTTTAGATTAAACGCCGTTTGAATTTCTTCAATTATTTGGATCATTGTGGGAATGTGGAAAGCTATTGACATTCTATTTTTATTTTTTAGCTCTTCTTCTTTTTTATAAAAGCTTTTTAAGAGTTCCGGTTTACTTTGCAAAATAACTTTTATTCCTTCCTCGAATATTTTCATTGTTGCTATCTGGTGCATATGTCCGGACTGCATTATATGCTCTATAAATTCAACGTTATTAAATTGTTTTAGTGTTTTATTATCGGTTAAAATATTATTCATTCTGTTATTAGTTTTATGATTAGTAAAAAGATTAAAGTTAATTGAATAATTGAAGCGGTTAAAAATACCGCTTCAATTAATTTTATTATTTTATTCCTCATCGTTATTGAAATTTAATTCTTCATCATTTTGAAAAAATAAAGGTTCACAATACATAGCTTCAACCGGGCTTTCAGGATAATTAACATCAGAAAATAAATAGATATTATTAACTTGTCTTATCGTTAAATCTGAAACGTTATAGTTTCTTTTTAAGTTTTCAATGATCATATCGATAACAACCTCGAATTGTACTCTGTTTCTAACCAGGTTTTTTTTTGCTTCTGGCTTAAGCAATTGAAATAAATTTTTTTCTTTACTCATAATTTTTAATGTTTGTTAGATTAATTAATTATTTTAATACTGCTAATATAAGGCGCTAACTATTAAAAAAGTGTTAAAGAAATGTTAAAGTTTTGTTAAAATTTTGGGAGCTCTGAAGCCTGAAAAAAAGCAGGCGGGCCCATTGCGTTTAATGGGGCCCACTGCGTTTAATGGCCTATTGCGTTTAAAGTTCTGAATCATTAATAAGACAAGAACTGGAGCAATAAATTTTATTGTCGGGGATCTCTTTTTCACAGAATGCGCAAAAGTTTGGCGGATCCTGAGTTGGTGGATCATAATAATTAAAAGGGTAACCCATCGTAATTACATTTTAAATCATCCTTACTAATTACAAACCCGCTTTCGTCGGTTCTGGCTTCGCCTTTGGCCTTGAGGCCTAAAATAACGCCGTTATAATTTAACATTAGATCGTCGCTTTGATCCCCGTTAATTACCGGTACATTATTATAATTATATGGTAGTTCCTGAAAAACTACAGCAACGTTTATTTTATTTTTAATAGCAATATCACAACTCAAAGAATTTGCCTCAGATCTTGAAAAGGTTAATTTATAGTTATATTGTTTAAAGTCCTTGTATTTCATTGCTCGCCTGATGTCTTTTGTATAGTCATAAAATACCATATTATCGGCGTAACTTTCCGAACAGAAACCAAAGTTAACCCGCAATAAGTGTAAAAAATCTAAATCTGATGTACCATTTAATCTGATCGCAATTTTATAATTTCCTTTTTTAGCTTTGTAATATTCTTGAATTATTTCCTTATGCAATTGATTTAAAAAAGCGTTTTTATCTTTCAAAAAATACTCTGTTTTATTTATCCTGGACTTAACAACGTTTGAGAATTTACCCCGGCCAGCTGAAAAAAGACAAGAGGCCGCGCACCCTTTGGAAGCGTGCGGGCAAATGTTAATTCTTTTACTATTTTGATTATAGGGGGCCAAATAAAGAATAAAAGTTTTTAACTTATTCTTTTTTGTTTTAGCGTTTGTCATTCCCTGACTTAATAATTTTTTTGGGATCTTGAATCCGTCAACGTGTTTCAACGTTTCTTTTAATGTGTTTTGAAAATTAGACATATTTATTTTTTTAAAGTGAATTACAAATATATATTAAAAATTAGTTTGCTAATGTTAACGAATTGTTAACATTTGACGCTATCCAAATAAATTAAAACGTTTCTAAATTGCGCAAATGAAACGGCCCCTAAAATTTACCAATACAAAAAATATTTTGATCCACCAAAATTTTAACAGAATTTTAACATTTGATTTTGGAGGGGCAAGCCCACTGCGTTTAAGAAAGAAACCCCACTGCGTTTAAGAAATTGCCAACCCCATTGCGTTTAATGAAGTTGGCAACCCTATTGCGTTTAAGAATTATTATCAAGTGTATCCTTTAATAATTTTACAGCCGATTCAATATGTAAGTTCTGGATCTCATTACTTACTTTCTTTTGTTCTATTGCTATCTTAATTAAATCTGGTAGAAAAAACCAAAGGCTTTCAGATTCTATTGTTAATTCTTTATCGTTTGCATAACTAACGTAAATCTCTCCATCGGATCCGTGGATCCCGTCAATACTATGCACATAGGTGTGCTTACTTTTACTCATAACTTTATTTAATTTAATTTATTATTAATTATATCCTGTTCAACTTTTTGTTCCAGGACTTCTATTTTTGCTAACAATACTTCTATTCTTGAATGAAGTGTAATAACTTCTATTCTTAATTCGTCTATTGTATCTGCTTGCTTATTGAGAATTGATCTCAGGTGTTGAGATTCAATTCTCTGGATGTCTTCACTATATGTCATATTTAATTTTTATATTTTGATTTAACGTTTCTACTTTGCAAGCTATTATAAGATCTTTTTCTTTTTGATCTTTAGCATACATTGGATATCTGGTCCATTTATGTGTTGATGCTTTTGGATTGAATATGTCATTCATTAAAGTCCAGAAGCTTTTGAACCAGACTCTCATTGGCCTTATTGTTTTAATAACTTTTACTTTATTTTTTTTCATAACCATTTATTAAGGAATTAAACTTATATGTCTCATAGGACATTTTATAACCTCTACAACTGTAACAGAAAAAGACTCCGCCTTTCTTTACAATTTCTGACGAACATTTATTACACTTTATCATATTAACAATTTAAGGATTCGTGATTATGTGTGACTTGCATTTTGATCTCTCCATCAGGATGATTTGAATAAACGCATTTAAGAGATTCTACGAGTACTTCTAACTCTTCTGATGTAATAGTCCAGCCGTATATTTCTAAGCTTGCTAAAGTCTCACTATGCTCTTTAGAGTCACCCTTAATCGTCCAGGACGAAATAACTTCAATCTTAATGTCATTGTCAATTTCTTCTCTAGTATTCTTGACGTTACGCATTGACTTGCGATTGTATTGTTTAATTTTATTTATTATTGCTTTCATCTTTATCTTTTTTATTTATGTGATCTGTTTTTAATATTTCCTTTTCCCAAAGCTTCTTGAAAGCTTTGTTAAAAGTATGATGATTACATTCCGTAAAACATTCTCTTGCTAATCTATAAATGAAAGCTCCGTTCCATTCACAATGTTTAGAGATTAATTTTGCCAGAATATCTTCATCACTATTAGCATCTGACTCAGCATAACCAACAGATTGCCTTTCATAATCGATTAGAGCCTCAATACTGGGATCTTTTACAAAAGTGCTGTCGTAACTACCTTTTAAATTTAACTGATGAAATATGCCATTAAATTCTATTAGGTAATCATTGTCTACATCAAACTGCTCTTTAGTGTCTTGATTAAAGAATGTCATTTGATCGCTAATCAAATTTAAAAAGTATTGATGTTGTTTAGGTGATGAGTTCTTATAGAACTCTATCACTTTTTTATAAGGTTCTTGCATATTAAATAAATTTATAAATTAAACCATTAACTTTAGCTTCAATTAATTTAGCTAAATTTATCATACGATAATTCTTTTTAGATAAATCATAGACAACTAGTAGGCCTCTAGATCCAGGATCATAAGCCATACCTTTACCAGTCAAACCTTTCTTGACGCCTCTGCGACAATGAATAGTCCTGATGTTACCATTCTTTTTTACGAATGTTGCGCTGAAGATCTTCCCGTTAGAAGTCTCTTCGATAAACTTTTCAACTTTTTTCATATAATTATTTTTAATGTTTGATACAATACTACAAACTATTTTTTTGTCTAATGTTAAATTAATGTTAAGAATATGTTAAAATTTTCTTAACTTTGAAGTATGAACAGAGATCTACTTCGAGACAACAGAGAGAGTTCCAGAGATGGATCTAAGAACCTACTGAGTTCAGCGGGAAACCTACTGCGTTTAAGAACTAAACCCTACTATGTTTAAGAGCAACCCTACTATGTTTAAGAAGTAAACTTAATAAAATTAATAGATATGTACATAAAAAGTAACGCATTCGAAAACCAAATATTTGATCACTTTAGGAAAACTCAAAAGAAATTAGATGATGCAGTAAAACTTTTAAAAGAGAACAACTATAAGGTTATCGATCCCAAAGGTAACGAAGTTAACTAAGATCTTAACCCTACTGCGTTTAAGAGTCTAAGCCTATTGCGTTTAACGAATAGAATAACTTCCTTTAGAGAATCCTTCTAAAGCGTATTGAGCTGCGTAGCGTATTGAGTCAATGCAATGATTCCAGCGATCAACTGGTTTTGTTTGGCCTTTGGTGGCCCAAACATAATTATTTAATTCTTTAACTAATTCTGTTGAATCAGGATCTATAATTAAATCAAAGTCTTGAAGAAGAGCGATACCAGATAATATGGATCCTTTTCTTTTTATTGTAGGTCTGATGTTAACTCCTTTAAGTTTAACCTCGTTTATAAGCCTAGGTTCAGCTGAATCACATATAATTAAATGCGGGCCTGCATATCTTATATTAAAGTCTGCTATCTGTGTTGTAGAAAGTCCAGGCTTACAATACATTACTTTACAATATATTCTTCTACCTCTTCTATCTATACTTAATTTAGTCAAGACTGTTGGATCTATAGAGAATCCAAAGTCTTGCCCATAATATATATCATAGTTTTCATTAAAGTCTCCTATTCTCCAATTACTAAATATAACACCTTCCTGTTTTTCTAACCAGCCTCCAAGAATCTGATGAGTATATTTTTCTGGTCTTCTTCTTCTTATGTCTTGTAATTGATTTAAGAATGATATAGATAAGTTATCTACATTATCTTTATAAGTAGTATGTATATAAGTAATACTATTCTTCATTCCATTATAACCATCTGGTATATCTCTGTTTTCATAAAACCTATTGTAGATCCAATGTTCTTTAGTAGTGGGATTTAATATAAGCATACATCTATTCTGTTTGTTCTTAACCCTAACAGACTGATCTATTTTATCAAAGTCATCTTCATTTGTTAATTCTTCTGCTTCATCTAAAACAAATGTAGTAATACCATTTAATGATTTAAGAGCTGCTGTTTGATTTCCTGATGCTGTTCTAATACCTTTGAACAAGATACTAGATCCTGTTTTAATATTTGTGATCTCGTCTTTAGTTATTCTAAAGTCCTCGACCACACCCATTATCTCTAACTTCTCTATAAATTCTGGAATAATAGATGAAGCTGCGGATACCATTGTATATCTAGTAAACAGAATCTTATGTCCTCTTTCATAAGTTAATAGTAATAGGAATACGTTAGCTGCAAATGATTTACCGGATCCTCTTCCTCCTGTTACTATAAAGTATCTTGAATCATTTCCAAAGGCCTGGTATTTATGATTAAGCTTCGGTGTCTTCATCTTCTGATTCTATATCAATTGTGTTATCTTCTATCTTTGGTGTTCCCTGAAAGAAATTCATAATAGAGATGTCTACCTTATCATTTCCAGCAGAAGCATCTACATTATCTCTAGCCTTACCATATATGTATTCTAAGATCATTTTCCTGTCGAATTGGGAGTCTTTAGCATTTTCTGCTACCATAACCCAGAAAGCTTCTTCAGATCCATAAACCTCTTTAATAGCACCAGTAGCAAGCATTTTAGATCTATTCTTCTTTGCTTTATTTATATTAGCAGGAGTAGCCATAGTTCTTCTAAGAACGGCATCTCCTTTCTTTTGACCGTTGTTCTTTCGACCATCGGTCTTCTTCATATATTTTCTTTCTACTTTTTTCCTAGGCATTCTTTATCATATATTAATCCATACACTTCCCATATTCTTTCGCTCCATTTCTTTTTATTATATAAAAGATCTGATTTCTTTTTCATTCCTTTATATTCTAAAACTATCCTGTATTCTTTTCCTTCAGGAACTGGATAGAGTTTATATCCTTTATTAATACACCAGCTTATTATTTTAGGATCATAGACAACTCTTTTTTTTAT